AAGGTAGTCGACGGAGACACGGTTGACGTGGAAATTGACTTAGGTTTTAGCCTGACAAAAAAAGAACGTGTCAGGTTAGCAGGTATTGATACACCCGAAAGCAGAACGCGGAACCTGATTGAAAAGAAGTATGGTTTGGAGGCAAAAGCCTACTTAGAAGAATTATTAGAAAATTCCCAAAATTTGATCGTTAAAACGGAAAAGGATGGCAAGTACGGCAGAATGCTTGGTTGGTTTTTTGAAAATCAGTTTTCGATATATTCTATTAATCAAAAAATGATTGATGAAGGATATGCTTGGGAATATGACGGAGGGTCGAAAAAGAAAGATTTTGATCTATTAAAGAAAAAGAGGGAGGCATAAATGTCATCAGCTTTGAAGACGTTACAAGAAAAAATAGGCGCAAAACCAGATGGAAGCTTTGGACCAAATACCGCACGCAAAATATGTAATCACTATGTATTGAACGCAGAGCGCGGAGCGCATTTTTTAGGGCAGCTTGTTCATGAATCAGGTACGTTTAGATATACTGAGGAAAATTTAAATTATTCGACAAAATCTATTTTAGCTGTGTTTGGTAAATATTTTGCAGACGAAAGGGCTGCTGAATCGTGCGCTAGAAACCCTCAGGCACTCGCTGACGTCGTGTACGGTGAAAGAATGGGTAATCGTGGTCAAGGTTATTTATGGCGCGGCAGGGGCTTCTTACAGTGCACAGGAAGAAATAATTATATGCAGTTTGCGGCTGACATGAACCTTCCAGAAGTTTTAGACGATCCTGATTTAGTCGCAAAAGATTACCCAATGGAATCAGCCGTATGGTTTTTTAATCGCAATAAACTCTGGGACATCTGTGATGAGGGTGTGAATGCGGAAACTATAAAAGTGATTACTAAAAAAATAAACGGTGGGTATAATGGTCTACAGCACCGAAAAGAGGAAACTATAAAAATCTACGGTTGGTTACAGAGTTGAAAACATCAATCGCATACACTGGGAAGCTTTCTCAGAGACAGTTAGTAAGGTTAGGCGGTCTGATTGCTTTTGTTTGTGGTCGCAGACCATACGATACAATTCTTAATGATTTAACTGAAAATGGTTTTATAATAGATTGTGATAATAACCTAGAACTCACGGACTTGGGCAGACGTGAATTAACTAGGCTAGTATCAATGGCAGGTCTTAAGCCAGAACAATTTACTGATAAAGCGTATCAGGACGAACCTGTGGCTTCACCAGTTCATTAGAAGCAACATCTGTTCCTTTGCAGTAAACATGAACATTCTCATGAGTTGCAAACGGCTCAAAGGTATCTCTGATTATAGCTTTTGCATAGCTACAAGCATCATAGCTTGGAAACATCAAAGGGTACTCTAACTTTTCTCCATTAATGTAAAAACTTAAAATCATGAATGTGTAATATTTTATCATTGTTGTACTTCCAATAAATTACTCATGCAGCTTTTAGCATCTTCTGCCTCAAATATTCTTCTGTTAAACATTTCAATAAACTGTTCTGCACGATCAACAGGTTTTTCTTTCTTCAATGCTGCAATCGTAGACTCAAACGATGCAATTTTTTTATCAATTGCTTCCTCAAAGAAGCTTACAAAATTTGTAATTGTTTCTTGAGATATACCTTCTCTTATGACAGGATTGTAAATATTTTTTACCACAGGATTGTTTGGGTCGTTGCTGACATCTACATCAACCCATTGCCTCCATAATTTCCGCACAGCGGTGCGATCAGTTTTGGTAAGTCTATAAGTAGTAATTGTTTTTTGAATAAACATTTGTATTTCCTCTCTGTTTACTTTAATTCAATTTAAGGGGAAGGTCTCCTATACTTCCCCACGATCTCTTTCAAGCATCCAAGGCTCAACAGCCAAAGTGACATGAGGTTTTTTAACTTTCTGGTCGACAGTCGTTTTGCCTGATCCATTCGCTCTTAAAAACTTTACACCAACGCGAAAAGCTAACGTGCGAAGATTGTTAGGATCAAGCCCAAGTTTTTTTGCAGCTTCACCGATTGTATGATCTTGATACATAATCAAAAGTTCTTTTACTTCTTTATAATGCTTATACTTCAAAGCAGGGAATGGCTTCAAATCATTCATGTTTTCTTTTCCTTCGCAAACTCAATGTTATTAACCTTGCAGAACAATTGAAGCTGCTGCCGTGTGATACCTAAAAATGTAGCTGCCTCAGATTTACTGTGACCGTCGTCTGCAAAGCTTTTTACTAAAGCGACCCTTTCTTGTTTTTGCCGCTTTAGCATTTCTGCCCAAACACCTTCCCCCATCATTCCTCCTATTCTACAACCGCTTCTGTTTTAGTTTTACCGATTATTTGCAATAACATTCGCTCATGCTCTGAGCCTTCTGAAATATTTTCATGCCAACACATATGACTTGAGAAGGTTTCTCGGTTTAAAATTTCTACACCTTCCTCAATACTTTTAACGTACCACCATTTAATTTTGGTTTTATCATCTGCGTGAAAATAAAGTTCATCACCCCATGCTTCTACATAGTTAATCATTGGAAGCACCCAAGATTTTCTTTAGCCTTTCATGGTAAAGTTCAGCCGCAGTTTCGTCTATCTCCTTACGGCTGATGTAACCGTCCAAGCCATTGTCTGTGATTAGCCAATGAGCCTGTTCTTGCGCGTCTCCTAAAGTAGTGCATTCGGGTAACAGTTGCTCAAACATACCCCAAGCATGTTCTGCATCACTTTGCAACTGTGCCTTAGTGCGCCCCATCAGGACGCACCTTTTTCTATATAGCCCAAACCGTTACGCAGCATTGCCTCTGCCTCACGTTTGTCGCCACGCTTTAAGGTTTCATAAGCCCACTTCACCCAACTCAGTGCTTCGGGGTATTCCTCAAGCGAACCAGAAGCTACGGTAGGGGAAGGCTGCTCTAAAGCTTTTTTCTTTGCACCTACTTCGTGGATTTCTAGCCACTGCCTTAACTTGGGCTTTGAGGTTGGCACGTCTACCTCGCGCCAATCCCTCGGTGAAAGTCGGCGAGCGTCCAGTTTAGTACCGAACCACTCCCCTTTGCTGTTTACATATAGACGCATATTTACCTCCTATGCGGTTTTGAAAGTTACAAGTGGTATTAATTCGTCAACAAGCTTTCTACCGTATTCGGTAAAAAGTATACCTTGCTCCCAGACGAAATGCTCAACTGACTGTGGATGCCAGAACTCTTCGGTCTGAGTTATCCAACGAAGTGCTGCTTTGCGGTCTGCTGCACCGTATGATATTGTTTTGGATACAAGCTGCTCAAATTCTTCTACAGCTTCTTTTTCAGCTATGCGAGCTGCTGCCTCATTTTGGGCAAGCTCATCACAAAGAGCATTCCAAAGCTCTTGTTTCTGCCGTGGGGTGCGATCCTCCCATTCTTGCATTGCGCCAACTGACGGACGAAAGCCAGTTGCGTCTTTATGAAGGTCTGAGAAAGTTCTGTCGCAGTAAGTATATTCCATTTTAATCACCTCTGATATTGCTTATGATCTGAGTATGCCACAGAAAAAATATAATGTAAATAGTTTATTTACAAAAAAGTGAAAAAAATTAAATAATATTTTTAGCTGCGTAATATATTTGACCAACGGTCACTTTGTATCGGGCTGCTAGGTTGCTAGGTCGAAGGTGTTCTGCACGTTTAGCATTCATAGCGGTTTTCTGATCACCGAATACTCTGTCACGCTCTATCCTTGCGTTGTCCTTCATTAAGGCTACGCGGATGTCTCTCACTTCGTCTCTTGATAATTTCTTTTTCATCGTAATTTTGGGTTGCCACTATTTAAGCAGCAACCCTTCCTCCCCTCTGGTTAAGCTGCGAACCTATGCTTATGGATATCATCCCAAGCTTTGCTTTTCATTGCCTTCACTACGCGGTCTTGTCTGTAACGTGCAGTGATTTCTGGTACTGCGGTATCCTCACAATGAGTAGACCAATGTGTAAGAGCATTATAAACAGCCCACTTTGTATTTCCTAAAGACCGAGAGTAATCACCATAATGATTGACCAAAGCAGATAATTGTTTCTTGTTGTAATTATCTTCAACGGTCTTCAAGCCTTTGCCGTAATTTACAACATTGCCTTTGAAGAAGTCCTCAACTCTACCTGAGTCGCATCGTACTGTATTGTAATGCTTCCATTCTTCACGATGGTTCTTGAATACTTCTACGGACTTCAGCATATGCTCGGCAGTGCCAACAACATTGATTGAGGAAGTGTGCTTTGCCCAAATTCTGTTTAGCATTGTTGGGGACACCATTCCGTTCTTACAAGCTAACCTATTACCTTGTGCCTCAACCTGATAAGCCCACATACCGTCATAGCTGTTAAAAGCATTCCATTCATAATTTACTATGTCACCAACCATAGGCTCTATAGTCAAATCAGGAAACATGACCTTGATGGATAATTTCTTACCACCTTCAAGACAGGTAACTTTAAACTCAAAGTCACTTGATAGGTTTGCTTGCTTTACGGCATCGTATTGAGCGTTAACCACATCATCATGGTTCAACACTTTGTAGTTATCGGAATGAACACCAACAATCGTATTGTTGTCAGTTCTGACTAGGGCTTTTTTGCCCTCAACTTTACCAACACCCTCTACGGTCAATGGCTTTTCCTCAACTGGAAAATTCCAATCATTGGCTTTGTTTGCGAAGTTACAAAAATCTAGCATATTTACCTCCATTGCTTTTTTGTAATTATGATTATGGTTTTATTAATTAAAAAAGACAAACACTTTTTTGCGATAATAGCAAAATAATTAATGCACTGTACCTTGCTCACCAAATTCAGGTTCGCTTAATAGGGCGGCATTCACATCTATAATGTAAAGCTCACAGTCATCATCAACTAAGCCTTTGGTTTCATCTTCCACAATCACGGCTAAGATATTTTTTCCATGTCCGTTCCTTGCGGAAAATTTAACTTCCAAATTAAATTGGATTAAAAACTTCGGGTAAGCGTTTGCGAGATGAGGAAGCATCAACCCTGCAAGTGCAGGGTCAACGTCTTCGCCAAGAGTCACGTAGATGATTTGTTTTGGCGGTACTTCTTCAGCCATGGGTGCTCCTTGTTTTCTGTCATGAAGGCGATCTGTTCTTCAACCTTACTAAGGACTTCCGAAAAACCCCAACACAAATGATCACAGTAAAGACCATCGTCAAGGTGGTGCGCTAGCTCTTCAAACTCTGTGGGCATCGAAACATAATACTGGCGCATGTTGTCATATGAATCAATTTGCTCAAGCTCAATGGTAATGCCGTGTTCCTTGGCAAGCTTCCTTGCTTGGTACCGCCATTTGGCATTTTGCTTTTGCTCTTCGGTCAACTGCTTCTTTTGAAAAAGTATGTCAGGTATTTTCACACCACCTTCTCTTGCAGTAAGTTCAAAGACACGCTCAACTCTTGATCTACGCTTTACACCTTTGGCGCGAATGCTGATTATGTCTCTGACACGACCACAAGTAAACTTTCGACCAGAAACAAGTTGATAGTGATTACCTGCAACAATCAAAAAGATGCGCCCAGATGTGCGGATAGTTTTGCTGTGCTTCAACCACTGTGCCAAAGTCACTCTAGGTTCTTGTGACCAACTTTTGCGATCTGAACCATCAGGCATCTTTACACCTAATGTAGTTGGCTTTGAGACTTCAGCTACAATGTTGCAATAATGCAAAGCACTTTTAACTTCACCCACATAAGCACCTTTGATAGTCTTACGACCACCAACGATCCTAATTAACTTTGCGGCTGAACCAGTAGGCATACCAGTGACAGCACTGATAGCACTTGGTCCACAATAACGATTAGTGTTACCTTTTTCGTCAACTATTTGATTTAATTTAAGCTTCATGTTACCTCCTAATGAATTGCTTATACGGTGAGTCTATCAAAATTAATAAAGAAAGTAAATAGTTTATTTACAAAGAAAATGGAAAAGACAGAAGTAAGATTTGTGATTAATGGCAATCCAGTGCCTAAATCGCGCCCCAAATTCACTAAATCAGGGCATACCTATACTCCTCAGAAAACAAAAGATTATGAGCGTGTAGTCGGTCAGAGTGCGTGGGTAGCAATGGCAAAAGAAAAGACTGCAATGACTAAATCACCAGTGCATTTAGAAATGATTGCGTACATGCCAATACCCAAAAGTTGGTCACAAAAGAAAAAACACCAAGCTCAAGCAGGTGCAATCCGTCCTAGTCGACCAGACATAGACAATTTAGTAAAGGCAGTTTTAGACGGTTGTAATAAGATCGTTTATAATGATGATGCACAGGTTTACAGTATTTGGGCAAAAAAAATTTACGAAACTTGGGATATGAAACCGAGTATCATAGTAAGCTTTTCATGGACGCGATAAAGCTATAATCAGAACCGTATTTTTCTTTCCACTTGTTCGGGTGTTTATGTATAGCTAATTTACTTTGATCCCATAATCCCTGATGATGTCCTTCGCAAAGCGGTATAGCAAGACTGTCAGAGCGTTTGTGAGTGCCAAAACGGTCATGAATTGTATGATGGGCTGTCGTTGGGCTTAACTGCACCTCTCCGAAAGCTTTACAGACGCAACATGGCAAACTCCTAATATAATCTAGGTGTTTTTTATTTTTCTTTTGAGTTTTCGTTTTGAGACCTAATGGGGGTTTTTTCGCTAAGTTGGTCATGATTGTTTTTTACGTCAACTTCGCGTCTGAGCATTTCGGTCATTTCACGCAACTCTTTATTTCCAAGTTCGTATGACATTAAAATCTAAGACAGGAATATACCTGCAAACCTCTATTTCGTTACTATCATTTAGTCTGTTAGTCCCTTTCATAGTAACACGAAAGTCTGGTTTGCCAGAGAGCTTATTTACATCAACCCAACCGATCATGTCTGACTGTTTCCATTTTACAACAAACAAGCTTTTTATTTTAGTGAGTTCAGTTTGTTGCTTACCTGCAATCAATTTTGTTAAACTAATCATAATTGAGTCAAGGTCAGGCCAAGCATAATTTAAAACTCTAAGCTCTACAAAAGCTAAAGGTTTATTATCTCTATGCGCCACACAATCATAGCTAGAAAATTTATACTGATGTTCGACCTTGCAATCCCAAGCTTGCTCAAGGACTTTAGTTACTTCCTTTTCCGCTTTAATATGTTCTTCATTCAAATATTGTGGGATCATATTTTAGTATCTTTGTTAAACGCTCTACCACTTTGTCGAAATACTCGCGGAACTCTTTTTGATCCATTGACTTATAAGCAGTTGAGTTTGGTACATAATAAACGCCACCTGTCGCTTGATTAATGACTGTGCGATAATAACCTAAAATCATTTTAAGATCGTCATGCAAGTGTGCAGAGGTTGCCCAAAGCTCATTGTTGTTTTGCACAACTTTGTTTAGCATCAACCAATAAAACTTGTGATGGGGGTCACTTCTGTCGGACGCGACAACCACATTGTAAAGCTGACCGTCTGGGTGTTTTTCGATTTCTTCTGCATCGTATCGGGTAATGGGCAAAAACTGCCCATCCCTTTTTTCCACTTGTATCCTAGGCTTAATATTTTTTGCCATAGCTAGAAGGGTATTTCATCATCCAGATCGTTGAGATCGGTTTTGCTGTTTTCTTTGTCAGCATTATCCATCCGATTAGCTTGGGTTTGCGCTACATCATTTCGAATTGCTTCCTTGCTGCCCAACAATTGAATTGTTCGCGTTCGGCATTCCAAGCTCCAACGCTTTTCGTCATTGTGTTCATATTCTCGGACACTTAATTCACCCTCTACGAAAACCTGAGTGCCTTTTTTAAGATACGATTGTAATGCAGAAGCTAGGTTTCCCCAGAGAGAGCATTGCAAGAAAAGTCTCTCTTGGGTTTTGCGATTATTATAACAAACCGTAAAATTAGCGACTGTCGTACCATCGTTAGTTTGGCGCACACGGCAATCATCTGTTAAATTGCCTATTGTTTTCACATCCATGATACCCATTATTCACGCTCCATCTTTAAACGCTTTTCGACTTCATCCCACTTTGCTCTTAATTCAGCATTTAATGCAGGATTGCATACCAATAGGTGATCAAGGAGAACATCTGCTTTCGCTTTCTTACTTGCCATATCGTATTCAGATATGTCTTTCTTCTCTAAGAAAGTTAATATCCCTTTAGCTTGAAGCATAACCTTTTTGTATAGCTCTTCTTTTCCAACAGCCTCATTAGCATCATCATCAACCGCTTGGACACCTGACATAGCTAGTAAGCCATAACGTCTGGCATAAGTGATCGCTGACCCTAAAGATTGCATATCTTGTTTGCTATGGATTAAATATATTTTGCTTTCAAATTTATGACCGCTTGCATGCACCAAAATTGTACTCATGTACTTTCCATGCTCATCTGCCCCACCACTTTGCAATACTGCAAAACCATGCATACGAAAAACAGGCAAAACAATATTTTGCACAGCTTCCAAAGTAGCATATTCATTAGACAGAAAATCATTTTTACCATCTTTAATAACTGTGCCGACATCGGATTGAGCGGCTATGAGACACCGATAAGGGTCGATCAGTTCGTCCTCTTTTGCTGCTAATTCCTCAAGATCGGAAATAAGCTTATCGACATCGTTATTATCGTCAGCACGATCCATTACTTCATTATCATCATTTATCTTATCATCATTTTTAACCATAATTATTTCATCCTTATTGAAATTGTGTCAGGGGAATTTACTAAAACACAACCATCAATCTTTTCCCCTGCGAGTAAATGTTTTTTGATTTCAGCCCTATCAGGTGATTTGATAACCTTACAAAGCTGTGATGGTATATCTTCGTCATTTTCTATTATAAGTCTTTGCGATCCTTTCCTCATTGAAACGGTTGCAAATGGGTGAGGTATTTTTTTCTGCCCAGTGGCAACCAGTATATTTTGTAAGGTAGACTTTAGCCTATCCCTACGGTTTCTAATAGTCTTAACTCTATCGGAGAATTTATCTAACAAGGCAACAACAGCTTCCATGTCTGCTTCTGCGGTTGCAATGTTTTCTAATAGTGTACCTACGACGTCCATTACGTCGGTCTCACCGTCTAGCGTATCCCAGAAAACGTCAATGTCATCTGCATAAGGTGCAAGCTCTTCCGCGATACGCTCTATGAGTTCTTTATTTAATAGCATAGACACCAGTCCTATACCATTCATCTACTTTTTTCTGGATGGTAGGAATTGCTAACGGTGGAAACGTAGCACGAAGATATTCTTCGCGATCAATTTCTTCGTTATCAAATTGCTTTCCAAGGGCTTCATTGTGTTCGCGTATAGCTTGATAAACAAGACTTAAAGCGATCATAGCATTAGCTGGTTTCTTTTTCATTTTTACCTCTCTCTAAAATATTGCTAAATACAGTTATTGCTATATAAGAAAAAAAGGCAACAGGTTTTTTTATCATGAAACAAAAAAAATTAATGAGTGTCGAAGAATTACGTCAGAAACTTAGTGACCGCAGATTAGCAGTGGTCGCAGAAAGAATTGGTATGACATACGCTTGTTTGTCAAGGATTATGCGCGGTGGGCAACCGACAAAGCGAACTATCACAAGGGTACAAGAATACCTAGAAAAAAATAATGGCTGACCCTTTTACAAGAATCAGCCACAAAGCAATATCAGTAGAGGTAATACTGATGTTGCCTTTATGACAAAAAAATTTAATAAAGGCAATAGCAATAAAATCATGGAGGTAAGAAATGAGTTTTGAAGCAGTAAATTGGGCTTGGAAGCAAAAGAGCCTAAAACCTTTTCAAAAATTAATATTAGTTGCATTAGCAGATCGGCACAATCCAGATCACGGTTGTTTCCCTAGCATCAATACAATCATTGAAGACACAGGGATCAGTCGCTCATCTGTTTTAAGGACATTAGGGCAGCTACAAGATATTGGTTTAATAAGAAAACAAGCAGCTTTTCGCGACAACAAAAGCCAAACTTCTAACAGGTATATATTTGCCTTTGAGGGAGTTTCAGAGAGCGACCCACCCCATGTCACTCTGACACCCCTGTCAGTCTCAGAGAGACACCCCAAAGAACCATTAAGTAATAAACCTATAAGTTTAAAACAGAAGTTCTTGTTTACGGCAGTTTGGGAAACTTACCCAAGAAAAGTTGGAAAAGGCGCAGCAATGAAAGCTTGGTTAAAAGCTGTTAAAAAAATTAGCGAAAAAGATTTATTAGATGCTATCAACGCTTATATTGAAAGCATACAAGGTAAGGATAAACAGTACATACCGCATCTTTCTACATGGTTAAATCAAGAGCGTTGGATGGATGAGTTAGAGGTAACACAAACCTCTACAGAATATTTGAAAAGTCTTTTTTCTAGCGATGGAAAAACATTAGACAATCAATTACAAGAACTTACGGTGCGAAACGATGAAGTATGAAAAAAGAAAAAAAATATTATCAGGTTGGTTGATCAATTTTCTTAAGCGTTATGAGAAGCCACGGCACTTGGATGATGATGCAGCAAGAGAGGAAATGATCCTAATTGTTGAAGATATGAATAGCGAGATACCAAACTGTGACGAAAACTCTTTCAAATTTTTGTTAGATAAAGTTTCATCCCGAACAAGAAAAACACATAGAACAAGAACTTGGCCAACGACCTACCAATTTACCAATGCAATTAAAGATTTTCGTGAAGACATTAAAGACAGCATAATAGATATTCCCGACACTTTGCCTAAAGATTTTGACCAAAGCGAATATTGGGCAAGAAAAATTAAAAACCGAGAAGATGTTCCGCATCATTGGATCGAAGGGGTAAGCGCACAAGATTTATTAGATAGGAAATTAGTCACTGAGGAAGACTTGCAACCTTACAAAAAATTTCTTGATTACAAACGACAAAATGTTAAAGTAAATAATAGATAAGGTTCGTTTTTGGTTACTTATCTGCTTCAACTTTCCCCTCTGTACTCACGATTGGCATCTCACAGAGGGGTTTTTTTTGTTGCAGTCGCAAATAAAACTGTCTAGAAAATTGTGTATATAGAAAAAAAGGCTGCATTATGAAAGTTAAAAATACTAAAATTGAAGCAATCACCCCATATGAATCAAATCCACGTGATAACTCAGCAGCCGTCGAAAAGGTTGCAGAAAGTTTACAAGAGTATGGGTGGCAGCAGCCGATCGTCGTTGATGAAAACAAAATAATTTTAGCAGGTCACACAAGACATTTAGCGGCTATGCAACTTGGTATGAAAGAAGTTCCAGTAGTCACGGCAGAGGGGCTCAGTGAGGCGCAAAAGAAAGCTTACCGCATTGTAGATAACAAAACTTCTGAGCTTGCTGAATGGGACAAGGAGTTGCTCAAAGAGGAATTTGCTGCCTTAAAAGAATTAGATTTCGACCTACAATTAACTGGCTTTGATTTAGATGAAATTACAAAATTAGCAGGTGATGAGCTTTTAGAATTTGCAGATGATGTTGAAGAATTAGAAGAGGTTAACTTCGAAGAACTTGAAGGTTTAGAGAAAAGTCACGTAAAAATGTTTTTACTCTATTTAACTACAGAAACTGAACCAAAGTTTCGTGAAATGTGTACCAAATTACAAGAAAAGTATGGTATAGATAATGTCACAGATACAGTTTATCAGGCGGTAGAAAATGAGTATAAAACAGTATGACGCGAAAGCGTATGGGACTTTTGAGGAATGGTCAGAGCGTGCAGGGTCTCTTATAAACGAAAAAGAAATAGACCACATTATCGACTATGATTGTGATGCATACGATGATGAGGGCAATCCACTTTTTATGTTTAGGAAAAACGTAATACCTGCAGCACTATGCAAACAAGCTTATGGTGTTTTACGGCATGCCGCGACCCCAACCAATAACAGGGGAAACGCAGCAGGTGAGTTCGACATTACTGAAGATGTCGCTCAAAAAAATATGCAAGTGAGCGCAAAGACAAAAACTAGATACCAGACGGTAACTAAGGAAGGCTATATTTCTAAAACGATGCGAGCCAAAACAGTCGATAGTGGCATCATAGGTTTTTTTGATCGGACAGTAAGATTTCCTTATTGCCGTCAAACTGCATGGACAGAGAAAAATTTTGACCAATTTAGAAAAGCTTATCCATATATTAAAAAGATTTCAGATTTATTTAAAGAAGCTTGCCCAGAACGATGGGAGGCACAGAATGCAGTCGCGCAACAAACCAATAAAGATTTCCTCATCGGTGAAACTGTTTTTACTACAGTGACGGTAAACAAAAACTTTAGGACAGCAATCCATACCGATCAAGGTGATTACAAAGGTGGTTTAGGTAATTTAGCAGTCTTACAAGCAGGTCAATTTTCTGGTGGTTTTACCTGTCTGCCTAGATACAGAATTGGATTTGACGTAAGAAATACCGATGTTTGTTTTTTCAATGTGCATGAGTGGCATGGTAATTTAGAGATAAAAGCCAAAGCACCATATGAGCGTATTTCCATCGTAAGTTATTATAGAGAAAATATGTTTAAATGCGGCAGCGCAGAAAATGAATTACAACTTGTAAAAAGCCGTAAAGATTTAAAAGGGTTAAACGCGGAAGTAAACTAATGTGTGCAGTCATTGCAGGTTTTAACCATAATGGTGTAGATATGATTACGTTTCGTAAGCTTCTCCTGCAATCTATGGAAAACAGCCAAGAGACTACAATCAGTTGGTTTGAAGATAAAAAAATCAGAAGTGTTAAAAATGCGGAGAAAAACGATCTTTTTGAATTAGGAAACGTCGATACACCTTTGATACTTGCACATTGTCGACATTATATGGGTGATTTTGCATATAATTATCCAATGTCAGGGGAAGATTATGCCATAGCGCATGAGGCAGAAGTTCATACTAAATCAATTTTAAATACTTTTGATCTTGATTTGCACCCTTTGCAAGTATTCCCTAACGAACCGATTTCCTGTGCAATGATCTTGAATGAGAGAGAAGGCGCAGAGCTTGGCTTTTTCCGCAATGGCTACAAACACCTTTGGTATGATTATGAAGATGATGACAACTGTTGTTGGGTGACGACCAGAAAAGATAGCTTTGCAGAGTCAGAGATAACAATTTTTCCAAAGCTTTGTGAGGCAGGTCATCATTACCGTATTACAGAAAAAAACGGATACATGGCATATCAGTTTGTTGAAGGGTTTGAGGAAACCAAGCCATGACAAAACTAAATTTTGCGGATTTTAGTAGAGTGCTCATTACAAGCGGTGACTTAGACCCCGATTATATATTTATCAATAATGTTTGTGACCAAAAGGATTGGGGTGAAGAGGTAAAGGCAAAATGGATAGCTGTGAAGAGCGTAATCTATAACTCTATAGGTGAGCTAGAGTTTATGCTGCATAACAAAACCTTTGAAGATGTCGATTACGGAAACGAAAGAAGAAAACATAAGCGCAATGCAGAATTTTTCTGGCAAGCTCTATACCAAAACGCCAAAGCCCATCAGGGTTTCTATTCAATGTTTAGCAAAGTTCATCAGGATGCAAACATTGCATTGAAGCAGCTTCAAAAATTTCAAGGTATTGGTCCATGGGCAGCGTGGAAAATACTTGACCTTTTGAATTGTTGTTTGGGTTTTAACTTTAATTTTAAAAACGTCGATTTTCGTTTAGCCTATGAATATCCGATCAGAGGTATGTTGCTTGTTGCAGGGGAAGATGAGCAGAAACATAAAAATGTAGGTAATCATCTGTACCGCAGTTCAATGGCAGAGGTGATTCATCAACTGGAAGTAGGTGGCGTGACGGACGAACTAGCACCACCACAATATACGCGACCTATAAATATGCAGGAAATAGAAACTTGTCTCTGTAAATATCATTCATACTATCACGGACACTACAAAGCAGGTGAAGACATAGAGCGATTGCATATGCGGATCGAAAAAAGCGAATACCCAGATATAAGGGAGTTGCAGCCTTGTCTACCGAAACCCTTAATATAATTGGTGCAGGTTTAGCAGGTAGTTTTGTAGAAAGGCTTGCTAGAAAAAATAATATCAAAACAAGAATATTCGATGAAGAAAACAGTTATGCTGCATCCCCATACAGTGAAAATATTTTTAGTTTCGGATGGGCAGAGCGTTTAGGTACAGACATTGCCGATATAGCAAAAAGGATTTTACAAGACACGGTAAAGGTTGACGAAGTAAATTTTAGAAACAAGAACTTAATTAAATCTTATCGTGTGCAACCTAAAAATGTTCTGGTCGAATATATTAAAGACAAAGCCATAGAAGTTTCAGACGATGGTATACTGACAAAAAACAATGGCTTTCAAAAAGGTGCGACCATTATCTGTGCAGGTGCGTTTTGCAATAAGCTTGTCCCAGTAATGGGGCTGAACTCACTCTCTGGTCACGGTCTGTTATTTAAGGGCAAGTGGCGTAAAGAGCCAATGATGCTAATGCCAATACCTCATAAACATTTTAAAGTGTTTCAGTTTGACGAGGACAGGATATGGTTTGGCGATAGCGTGGCTATCAAACATAAAAACTACATGGCAAAGCAACAGGACTATATAGGAAAAAGCCTGTCACGTGCCTATGATTACTTCGGTTTAAGCGATCCGTCACAGATAGTTTTCGGAATGCGTCCATATGTCGGTGCAAGCGCAAACAGCCCAAAGATGGGTCACCTAGAAAAAATCAGCTCTAGAGTTTGGGTAATGACTGGAGGTTGGAAAATGGGCTTAATGATTTATCCATATTTAGCAGAAAAGTTTTTAGGGGAGTACGCATGAAAGCGATAGCAGTCGGTGGTGAACCTGCAACTGGTAAGACCACAATGATGAAACATTTTTTTAAGAAGATGAAAGCGACACATAATTTAAAACAAGGTTTGCTTCGAGGTCACTTAAACTCACAAACAAATACAGCGTTGTTAGGTATATACAATGACTCAGGGACATTTTTAGGGACAGACCGTTTATCTATGGCGGTCAATAAAGATTTCCAAAAGTTTGCAATTAACAAGAAAAGAAACATTATTTTTGAAGGAGACCGCTTGTTTGGAAAAGATAATCTTCTCATGTTAGATAAACACTATGATCTTAAAATAATAGTATTGGCAGCTACTGAAGAAGAAAAACACGCAAGACATATCGCCAGAAACGATACTCAATCAGAAACTTTTTTGCGCGGTCGGGCTACCAAAATAAAGAACATTATGGCTGAGTTTGAAGGCAAAGTAGATGTTCGCTATATGACAGAACCGAGCCATTCTGTACAATTAGCAGAAGAATTGCTACAATGGATAACAAGTGGTAAATAAGAGAGGGTGGTCAGATGGGTATTCGCTCTGACAGCAAACTAGATCAGAAAGTCACAGAAAAGCTCAGATTAGAGTTTGTTGAGGGCTATGAGGAAAATCAAATAAGGGTTTATCCGACGTTGGAAAGCCTTGTGGAAAAACACAAAATACCGTCAACTACATTATATCGCAGAGCAAAAGAAGATGATTGGCAAGGTCAACGCAATAGCTTCAAGTCTACATACGAAGCAAAGCGAATTAAGGCTAGAGCAGAGCGTAAAGCAGCCAGAGCAGACAAGTTTGATGATACTTCCCTGACATTAGCAGAAAATATTTTAGCAAGGGTCGGTAGGAAACTAACAACTGCGGCACGTGCAGATCAGGCTCAAGGAAGCGATAGCTTGGCAACAACAGAACTTAAAGACATTGCGGAAACCGTGCTTAAAGCGCAGAAAGCAGGCAAACTTGCACTTGGTGAAGCAGGTGAAATTAAACAGGTAGTATCAGATGATTCAATCCCAACAAGCCTCACAAGAATTATTGACCAGTTGGATCAACTTGCCGAGGAAAAGTCACAAGAAGCTAACCACATTATACAGTGATTGGATAGACACAGCTAGACCAGAGCAAGTAACACCCAAAGGTGATTGGAATGTCTGGTTAATTTTGGCAGGGCGCGGTTGGGGTAAAACTAGGACAGGCGGTGTAGATGCGATTTTATATGCACTAAAACACCCGAATGTAAGAGTTGCGGTAGTTGTGCCGACATTCGGAGACCTTAAAAGGGTAGCGTTTGGAGGCGAAAGCGGTATCCTGTCTTATTTACCGAGAGAGTGTTTGCTTTCGGGCAGAGGGCAAGGTTACAACAGTTCAGCCCAAGAGATACGTTTGTACAATGGTAGTATCATTCAAGGTTTTTCCGCAGCAGAGCCAGAGCGACTGCGTGGACCACAATTTCATAGGGCTTGGTGCGATGAGATTGCAGCATGGCAGTATCCAGAAGCTTTTGACCAATTAATGTTTGGATTACGGTTGGGAACAAATCCACAAGTCGTAATTACAACGACACCAAAGCCGACCCCATTGATAAAAAACCTAATTAAACGTGAGGGCGCAGTCATTACAAAAGGCAGTACTTTTGACAATGCAGCGAACCTTGCACCTGCAGCATTGCAGCAGCTTCAAGAGAAATATCAGGGAACAAGGTTAGGCAGACAAGAGCTATATGCAGAGGTGCTTGAGGACATAGATGGGGCGTTGTGGTCTTGGACAATGATTGAAAAGGCTAGAATTAAACAAGAAAATATGCCAAACTTACAACGGATCGTAGTGGCTATTGACCCTGCGGTAACGAACTCTGAGGAGAGTGATGAGACAGGAATTATTGTTGCAGGGAGGACGCAAGAAGGTACTTTTTATGTGCTTGCTGATCACAGCTTTCATGGCAGTCCTGATGCTTGGGCAAGGGAAGCGGTGGCAGCTTTTCACCACTACAAAGCAGACAGGATCATAGCAGAAGTCAATAATGGTGGCGATTTAGTTGAGAAAGTGGTAAGAACAGTAGAAAGGAATGTTCCATACAGTGCTGTAAGGGCAAGTCGTGGAAAGATGGTAAGGGCAGAACCAGTGGCTGCACTTTATGAACAGGGCAAGGTTTATCACGTTGGTGAGTTTAAAAAATTGGAAGATCAAATGACTACATACACGCCCAACGTAAGAAAATCACCTGATAGAATGGACGCTCTAGTGTGGGCTGTCACGGAATTATCGCAGCGTAGCGGTGAACCAGTTTGGAGAATAAGTTAATGGGCATCGTTGATAATATCAAAAATCTTTTCACTAATACGTTGCAAGTTAAGGAAGCACCGAAAATTTATATGGGCGGTGCGGCTATGTATAACCATAACCGTAGGGACAACTACAAGTCTTATGCAAAAGAAGGTTATCAGGAAAATGCGATAGTTTACCGTTGCGTCAATGAAATTGCTTACGGTGCTGCAGCGATACCTCTTAAAGTATTTAATGGCGATCAGGAGCTAGAGAGTCACCCATTAATTTCTTTGCTGAAACGACCAAACCCAACGCAAGCAGGGATTGAATATTTCCAAGCATTGTACTCATTTTTATTATTATCTGGAAACAGCTATGCTTTGGCTAGCGCAGTGAACATGGTACCTACAGAACTATACTTACTGCGACCAGACCGAGTAGAAATTGATCCTAGCGACAACTCTATTCCTAAGGCTTATAAATATAAAATAAATGGTCAGGTATTAGCGCAGTATGAGGCAGACCCAACCACAGGGCAGTCTGAAGTAAAACATTTTAAGATGTGGCATCCTCTTGACGATTACTTAGGTTGTTCCCCTTTGATGGCAGCAGCAGTGGATTTAGATCAACACAACATGATTGCGAAGCACAACATTGGGTTGTTGGTAAATGGGGCAAGACCTTCGGGAGCTATCATTTTTAAACCGCAAGACGATCTTGGCAACAATACGATGTTAACAGACGGTCAACGGCAACAAATATCTCAAGATTTAGAGCAGCGATTTACTGGAACTAAAAATGCAGGTCGACCAGTTTTGCTTGAGGGTGACTTTGATTGGAAGGAAATGGCAATGTCTCCAAAAGACATGGATTTCTTACAGAATAAACATATGGCAGCAAAAGATATTGCTTTATGTTTCGGTGTGCCTTCTCAGCTTATCGGTATTCCCGACAGTCAAACCTATGCAAACGTGCAAGAGGCAAGGTTAGCTTTGTATGAGGAAACCATCATTCCATTAGCTGAAAGGGTAACGAATGATTTGAACGAATGGATTTCCCCAAGTTTCGGGGATGACATTAATATCCAACTGGATATTGAAGCCATACCTGCAATGACTGAAAGGCGCAGACGTATCTATGAAAATGTCACAGCAGCAGTCCGTGAAGGTATTATAAGTAGAAATGAAGCAAGGGAAAGATTAGGATTAGAACCTATAAACGGTGGTGATGAAGTATTTATTGCCGCTAATTTATTCCCATTAGGAGGCAACGATGTTTCAGAAGATAAAGGCATTGATCCAGAAGATGCTGCGAAAGAAGCCTACGGAGACGAAGGTTACGACTACGAAGAAAAAACCGAAATCCGCAAAGACCACTTCACAACCCAAGCGGAAGCCGAAGAAAGGGCAGAGCAAATAGGTTGTGTTGGAACGCATAGTATTGATGAAGATGGTAGAACGATTTATATGCCTTGTCGAACACATGCGGCATATGAAGAAGCTATTGATGAGTATGCTAAATACTATGATGATGATGAAGACGATAAAAGAAAAAAGCCAAAGCGTAAAAAGCCAAAGCGCAAAGAGGAAGATGATGATCTTTTAGATAAAGCGGAAAGTGATGTTGATACAAAGCCAACCGCAGCAATGGCTGTTAATGCAACCCGAGGTTTGGAGTTAAGAAAGCGGTACAATCGTGGTGGCACAATGGTTGGAGTACAAAGAGCATCCAGTTTAAAAAATAGGGAAAGGCTAAGCCCTAGGAGTGTAAGGCGAATGCACAGCTTCTTTTCAAGGCACGAAGTCGACAAACAAGCAGAAGGTTTTAATCGTGGGGAAGAGGGCTTTCCAAGTGCAGGTTTGATTGCATGGCTTCTGTGGGGTGGTGATGAAGGACAATCATGGGCGCGGAGAAAAGTTGCAGAGTTAGACAGGGAAAGAGACAAGCAGCTTGAGCTAGAAGAATTTATTACTGCAGCATTCAATGAAATTAAAAAGCCAGTTTCGGGTGCAGTCAAAAAAGGTTTAGCAGAAAAAGTTAAAGACCATAACGAAAAACACGGTGACAAAAAGGGTAAACGTGTAACGCAGAGGATGTTAGAAGCAGTTTTCCGTAGAGGTGTAGGTGCTTACCGTACAAACCCACAGTCAGTACGTCCAAACGTGAGGAGCGAAGAACAATGGGCATACGCTAGGGTAAACGCTTTTCTCAGGGCTGTGCGAACAGGAAGATTCTCAGGTGGTAAGTTTGATCTTGATTTATTACCCTCAGGACACCCACTTTCCTCTAAAGATTAACTATAAGTCTTTACAATTTGCATAATGTCAAAGTCCCAACCTGCTCTTTGGAGATTTTGTAATCGTAAATTTATTTCCTGATCAATTTCGTTATCGAACTTATTTAATCTTCCTTCAGCAAACGCAACATGATGTCTCTCATGTAAATGTTTGCGGACAAACTCTGATTTACCGAATTTTTTGACATGCTCGGCAAGTTCCTTCTTAGTCCTAGCTTGGGCAAATTTTATTTGGTTATCATTGTATGGTGCTGTATATCGGCATTTTATCAAGTAATTACGCAGTGTGGGAGGAGCCTTACGTGGTTTATCAATTTCACCGTATTTTGTATGGTACGGTTGCAGAGGGTCATTATGGCGATTTTCAAAACTTTCTTTCCTAAAAATTTTTGAGCGTTCAACTTTTGCCTGATGTTCTGCAAGCATTTTTTCTTGTGCCTTTCGCACTAAATGGTCATTCATGATTTCATCTAAGAAAGGTCTATCGCTTTCGTGTCCATCACGTTTGTGTAGTTCCACATAGAAACGAAAATCCATATTACCTAATTCTAGAAAATTTGGTGCTAAGAATGTTTCCTCTTTATTTTTGTTTGATTTATTATAAGGTGGATTGAGCCAAGCGATTGTTTCTTTTTCTATTTTTGCTGTTAAAGATTCATGACAAGGGTAAACAAGAACATTAGAGACTTCTTCAAACCAACTCTTAGTATACTTATGATTTTCCATTCTCTGTGTTAAATTACTGGTCATTCCAACATAAAGAGGTTTTGTTTTAGGGTCGGTTAGAACATAAACGCAAGATTGTCCCTTCGGAAAAATTTTGTACAAGTCTTCTATTGCTTCACCTTTGCCGTTTGCAGCATTATCAAGCCACAGGTTAATAGAAACTATTCCACCTTTCTGATGACTTGGTTTGTAACTGGCACTATAAATTGGTGATTTGCGGATACTTGTTGTTTGTTTGCGCTTAATTGATTGCATTCATCATGCCTCCAAAGTAAGCCCACGCCAAGGGCAGGTGAAAAACAAAAACAGTAAATCCTAGAAATAAAACGAATTGTATGATAAGCTTAATTAAGTTCATTGGTTTCTCCATACGCTAATGAAACGATCTCCCCCAGAAGAGAGCCACCCCATTTAGAGGTGGCTTTCTAATTTAAGAAGCTTTCGCGAGGGCTGCATCCATCAGGTTAGCAAACCAAGTTGGGTCGTTTGCTTTCAAAACTCGGAATGGTGCGTCATGCTTAACTGCCTCTGCATAGTCCTCTACAGTAAAGGCTTTGCAAAGCTGTTTCACGAATTTAGCTTTAGTTACTGGTGAGCCAGAATATTTAAATCTAGCGATAAAAAGTGGCACAGGCATATTTACACGTGAAGGGTGACATTTTTCTGCACCATAAACTTCACCGTAAGTTGGTTGACCCTCATAACTTCCGTTATAGAAAAGGTATCCGCTGTCGTAAGAAAAAAGATTTTTATCAAAGTTTGTCATTTTTACCTCTTTAGTTTGCTTTATGAGTATATTCTGCCTCAATAGAATACTAATGTAAATAGTTTATTTACAAAATAATGAAAAAAGTTATACCACTTCGCCAGTGATAATATTTACAACAGTTGCGTCATTTCCAAAAGCAGCACGTACCTCTGCTCTTTCGGCAGCTTTCTGTTCTTCAGTGCGGTTTGCCATAGCCTCTTTGTATCGCTCAAGAAACTGCATTGTTTCTCTACTTCTAGTTGCATCAGAATGTTCTTTTTGCACTGCAGTAATAAGACCGCTTTCAAAAAACCCTTCAACAATATCTTTGGGTGGTACATTACCGTTGCTTACCCAACGGATGACATTTCCTTCGAAAGTAGTTCTTGAAAAATCTTCTTGAATTTTATTAGACATTTTTACCTCTTTAAATTTTGCTTTGAGGGAGGGTCGCTAAAGGTTTACTGTTTGTGGTCTCATCGTTGAGTAGCACTTAGTAGATATTAACGACCCCTCCTATACAGACAGTCTGCCCTAATCCGAACCGTATGTAAATAGTTTATTTACAAAATAATGTAAAAAAGTAGAAAAAAATTGATATTTCTTTAATTTTCCCACTCTGCTATAGTTCTTCCATGACTTTTCCTGTGTTTATTAAAGGCTCTAGAAGCCGAATATCTATTGCAAAAGAAATTAGAGAAGTTTCTAGACTTCGCTTACAATACGAAAAATCATTGCAAAGCGGTATTATGCGATTGTTTTCCAAGATCGGTAGGGCGGCTGCAGAGGAATACAGAGAAACAGGTGACGTTGTTGAAAGCATCAAGCCAATGCAGACCGAACTAGGTCAAATACTCTATGCTCACTCTACAGAAGTCCTTACGCGTTTCGCAAACAGGGTTTTTGAAAGTCGTAAACTGAGCTTTGATAGCTTAATCAATACGTTTTATTCTATGGAGCAAGCACAGAAAGTAGTCGGAATTACACGCACTACTAGGAATTTAATTCATAAGGCAATCGTTAGCGCGGAAAAAGAAGGATTAGGTGTAGACCGCACTGCACGATTGATTACAGAGCGCACCAGTGGGGCAATAGGCAGATCAAGGGCATCGACAATAGCCAGAACAGAAACGCACGCAGCAGCTTCCTATGCTAACCATACAGCACAAGAACTTTTAAGGTTGCCAAATCAAAAAAAGCGATGGGTTTCAGTAGGTGATGCCAGAACAAGAGCGCACCATGCTTCTGCGAACGGACAAGAAGTCGGCATAGACGAAAAATTTGTTGTGCGTTTTAAAGGTCAAGAAATATTGATGAATTATCCTCACGATGGTAGTGGAGGTGCAGCAAACAATATTAATTGTCGGTGTTTAGCGGTTTATTTTTCTGATGATGATGAGATCGTTGCTGACACAAGAGATAATATTGATCCTGATCCAAAACCAAGACTAGAATTGACCAACATAGAAGAGAATGGAGAAAGTGCGGCAGTAATTAATGATATTTTAAATACAGAATTCACTACATTATCTGCGCAAGTTGTGGCGAAACTTCCGAAACCCAAGCGAGTTGTAGCGGTCACAGCGGCTCGCGGCAGCTTTTATTCAGTTGGTGCAGCACGCATACAGACATCAAAGAGATCAGCAACCCATGAATATGGGCATCATGTTGACAGTCAGCTAGGAAAACGCGAAGGTACAGTATTTTGGTCAAGAGAAAATCTTAAAACAGCGTGGAAGGCAGACCGAAAAGCTATGGGTCTTTTCCGCGTTAGTGCAGCAGCTAAAGCAGCAAGGCTTAAAGAAATACAATCTGAGTTGTATGACATGGTTGAAAGCGAATTTACGAATAGTTTTGGGGTAACAGTTAAATTAAGAAAGTCACAAGGGTTGGCTTTTAATGGGGCAAATGCTCTGTCCGATATTGTAGACAGTTTCGTTCAAGGTATTTTTTACAGTGAGTATGGAGCTTTTGGGCATGGAAAATCATACTGGCGAAGAAATAACTTCAATGAGGTGGAAGCTTTCGCGGATATGTTTGCGATCATGAACAAACCCCAAGCCAAGGCATGGGCTGAAAAAAACATACCTAATCTTTGGGCAGCATTCATAGCGAAAATGGAGGACTTTAATAATGACACATGAAGAATTTTATAAAGGTTGGGAAAAACTTTACATAGAAAAATTTGGAGAAGCCCCTGTTTTTGGCAGAGGTTTTATTTTAGAGCATGCTGAACAAATCATAGAAGCGATCAAAACAAACACCCCAATACCTGCCCTTCCGACACAGGATGTAGTGCTTTAAATCTAGTAATTGCAATTTTATAGTAGTAGTGCTATTTTGTATTTAATAAAATATGAGGTATCGTATGCCATTGCCAAAGCCTAGTTCGGGTGAAAGCAGAAGTGATTTTATGAGTCGCTGTTTGAGTGACGCTAAAATAGTTAATGAGTTTTCAGACCAAGCACAGAGGGTTGCAGTCTGTATGACACAGTATGAGGGCAAAAAAATGACAGATGAACCTATCGAAAATCCAGATGTTGAGGTCGAAACAGAGGTAGAATTCAAAAATGAGCAGCTAGATGTTTCTTTTGAAGTAAAAACTTCTGATGACGATGAGCAACAAGGCATGTTTTCGGGGTATGGGTCTATATTTAATAATAAAGACTTGGGCAATGACGTTGTAATGCAAGGTGCTTTCGCGCAATCAATCGGAAGAAAAGGCGCAAAAGCTGTAAAACTTCTTTATCAGCACAAACAAGATGAGCCGATCGGTATTTTCGATGAGATTATAGAAGACCGCAAAGGCTTAAAAGTTAAAGGTCGACTGGCGATGGGCACACAGCGCGGTCGTGAAGTTTATGAATTAATGAAAATGGGAGCAATAGATGGTCTTTCAATCGGCTATCGGGTTGAGCCTAAAGGGTATCACTATGATGAGAAGCGCAAACGACGCTATCTTAAATCAGTAGACCTTATGGAGATTTCTGCAGTAACTTTTCCAATGAATCCTCGCGCAAGGATACAAGCGGTAAAAGGGGCAGAACGCACAGTCAGAGATTGGGAACAATTCCTTCGGGATGAAGGAAGCCTTTCTAGGACTGAGGCAAAGGCGGCTGCAAGCGCAGTTTCCAAGGCACTTGAACAGTGGGATGCTGTAAAAGAAGAACAGCCTGAAGTTCTTGAAGCAATTGATCGCTTCACAAATATCCTTAAATCTTAACTCTACGGAAGGAAA